TTAGTTACGGTTTTAGATACACCATCTTTGTCAAACACCCTTATAGTACCTGCAGTATCTACTACCATAGAATAAAATTCATTCTCATCTCTACGAATAGTATGTATAAAAGCTTTATCTAAGTCAGAGATTGTGCCTAAGTCAGCTACATGTGAGCTGCTAGGACGTTTAGATAAACCTGTAACAACGTTAGACAAACCATTCTCTTGTAGTTCTGCTTGAGTACTAAGCCTTAAAGATGGTGGTTGTTGTGATACCCCATTTATAAGATTTGGGATAGATTGACTGATGAGTGCCATTAAAGTGTTCTCCGTCCCTGTCTGTCGATGATAGCATATGTGTCATAATTATCAAAGATATTATTATCTTCTGTTATCTGGTCAAACTCTTTTAACTGTAATAATGCACTCTGCTCATCTCTTAGTTGAAAATCATGTAACGTACCTGAACCTACTACTCTATCTTGGAAAACTCTAGTAGCACGTAGTGTAATATATCTCTTAGCTACCTCAGGTAAGTCATCAAAGTTTAACTGTACTATGACATCTAAGTATACATTAGTACCTATGTTAAACGTGTGGTTCTTCTTGTCATACATCTTTAAACCACGTTGTACTAAGTCAGGACTCTGTGGTGCAAGTGTAGCATCTGCTCTTAATATATTATTAGGTAGAATTATTTCACCATCTGTACTTTGAGCAAAGCTTTTGTTTAATTCTTTGTTGAAGTGCCAACCCATAGATTGTACTTCTCTGTCTATTGTGTTTAATATTGTTTCAGCTATCTCTGCTTCTATCAATCCAGATGACAGACTACTTACTGGTGCTTCTCCAATAGCAGATAACATAGTATTGACTGCATCTAGTTGTGTTGTTCCTGCCATTGCATTCTCCTATGTTTTCCATTTAGTTTTATTAGCCCAGTAAGCTGCAGATGTCTCACCCTTTTTAATATTCTTTTGGTGTCTATTCTTAAACGCATCACGTTGTTTTTTAGATTTATTAGTTTCAGCACCTTGTTCACCAAACCTAATCATCTTAGGCTTGTCTTGAGTTCCTATTAATACAGCATGTGACTTTGTTGAATGACTTGGAGTACGTTTAGGTATGCGTAAACCACTAAAGGTTTCTCCCCTATACTCTATACTCATTTCTTTTTCTTTCCATACTTAGCCATTATAGCAGCTACTTGTTTCTTAGGTTTACCACCAAAGGACATCTTCTTACCAGTTTCTTTGGCTTCTTTTTTAGCTTTAGCTACACCTTCTTTAGTATACTTATATTTCTTTCCACCTACTTCTGGCATAATACACTCCAATAAAAATAGAGAGAGGCTCTAGAAACCCCTCCCTGTTATTATAATTAAACTTCAAGTAATCCAATACAAGCAGCAGGACGTAATACGTTATGTCCCATTGCATACTTGGCTACCATTAGTGTACCTTGTCTATTGATTTGGTACTCTGATTCCATACCTAAGTCTAGTAGCTTAACAGTAGCTACAGCTTCAGGTGTAAAGATAAAGCCTCTCATCTTAGAAGCAATAGCCACCATGTCTGCACCATCTACAGCAGCAGTTGGTAAGTCATAGTGAGTAGTTCTACCTGAACCAGCAGTGTTAGCTAGTGGAGCATTGTCAGAAGTCTTACCTTCATCAGCATCACCTGTAGTGAAGTTCTGATATAAGTTAGCAACCTTTGCATGGTTAGACATAATGACAGGCATTCCAGCAATCATAGGAACAGTAGCTCCTGCAAGATTACCGTTACCACCAAAGTCTTTATTCATATAAGTTAGCTTTGAACCGTCTGAAACATCTAGTAATGCGTAGTACTGGTCTGGAGCAAGAGCTACCACAGCACTGCTATGGTCAACGTTCTTGATATCAAACTCTTTCTTTGCATCAAAGATAGCTTTAGCTAGTTTAGCAGGGTCTATAGAATCTGCAGTAGCAGTACCAATAGTTACGTTATCAGTAAAGTCTTCTTCAGCAAAGTCTTTATATCCTTGAACAAGACCTGCTGCTCTAGTTGCATTAGTTGATAATGCAGCTTTGGTTAACATTCTTGCAACGTTTCTATCAGCTTCATTAGCCAATGCAATACCAGCTTCTTTAGAGTAGATGCTTCTTACATCGTAATGATTCATAGCCTCATCAATGTTAGCAATGAACTGACTAGAGATGAGCAAGTCATCAATAGTTACAATTCTCTCACTAGCTCTGATGTTGCCACCTGTAATCTCATTCCCAGGGGTTAGGTATTCAGCTGATGCTCTACCTGTCATAGGAAATGATGCAGATTTACCCTTACTAATTGTACGAGTTCTCACTTTGTCCATTAGGACTTTCTTTTCTTCAAATGCAGTTAGGACTTCCCCAGCATATAGCTTGAGGAACAGGTCTCTAACGTCACCTGTATTATTAGTTTGACCCTGAAAGCTTACGGTGTAAGCAGGGTTTGAAGCAGCTTGTGCCATTTTTTAATTACCTCTTAGTAGTTAAGTTGAGTTGAAATTACACTCAGCATTTCTACATCCTTTCTCCAAGATTGTCCCTCGCAAGGGGTCAGGGGTAATCGTTTGTCTTTAGCTTAGTGTGTAGGAATGATATCAGTTCCTTTTAAATACACCAAGTTAATCGTGTACTTAAAAGGAAGGGGGAATACTCCCCCAACCTGAACAACAATATTAGAACAGACTTGACCTTGCTAACTTATTAGCTACCTCTTGTCTGTAGGCAGGGTCATTTGCGTATCTAGGGTCTGCCATTGCAGCAGTCATTTGTGCTGTACTTTCAAATTTCCCACCTGAAGCTCCAGAACTATTAGTACCTTGTATAAGGTTTGGTTCTGCTTCAGAACGATAACGTGCAAACATCCCTTGAACAGCAAGTTCAATCATATTTTTATCTTGCGTATTCATTGTTGCGTTAAAGGCATCTATCTCATGTTCAGGTAAGTTTTCAGAAGCCCAGTTTATCATACCAGCATACTGTTCTTCTCCACCTGTCAATGAGAATACACCTTGTTTAGTGGATTCAGCAAGAGCATCTTGTCCTGCTATCCAAGAATCTACCAGAGGTTGAGAGAAACCTGCTTCTTGTAAAGCTTGATAAGCTTCCTCTGATAGTGTACCAGTATCAGCATACTCGTTTTGAAATGCTGAAAAATCTAGACCCTTACTATCTAATAGGTCTGCAACTTCAGAGGGATTTTCAGTAGGGGATACGTCTGTTTCCTCTGTAGTTTCTTTAGGCTGACCAAGCTTTGATTCTAAAGATGCGTAAGCTTTAGCCATATCTTCTGGACTTTTAAACTTTTCAGGTAGCCATTCAGGACGTTCATCTACCTCTCCTACTCTTTCTCTGTCAAGCATAGCTTGTTGATGCTCTTCAGACTCTGGAGCTTCTGGTTGAAAAGTATTAATTGAATCTGCCATATATTATTATCCTTCTTCTACAGCAGCCTTTGCTAAATTAGGTGCAGCACCTTGTGCCATACCTGCTACTGTTTGTTGTTCTAACATTGCTTGTTGTTGTTGTTGCATCATCATCTGTTCTTGCATCTTCTGCTGTTCAGATTTAATTAAGCCAGAAGTATCAATTCCTAATGATGCTGCTAGTCTGTCTATATAATCATTTACATTCATCTCACTAGCAATAATCTCTTGACCTAATGGCTGTAGATATTGCAGGAATGTAGCTAATTTGTTTAAGTCTTGTCCACGTCCTAGTGCTTCAATACCTGTAACTACTGTAGGCTTGATGCTATCCTTAGGCATACGTGGCATTTTACCTTGCTTCGTTAATGAATCAAGTAGTAAGTTTATTAAGGGTAACTGAAACTCTTGTGATAGTATAGAGTATACACCACCTAAAGAAGTCTCTAGTTCTTGTGCCATGAAACGTATCTCTTCTGCTGTAACACGTTCTGCTTGTCTTTGTACACTAGTGTTTAACAAGAAGGCTGCACTTAATCTATCGTTAATCATCCTCATAGTTTCTAATGCTACACGAAAGTCACTAGCTTTTTGTACTTGTAATGTTGAAACGTCATTAACATCACCTGCTATGAAAGCACCATTAGGAGCTTTAGCTAGACTACTAGACTTTGTTGTACCATTGGGACGTACAAGAAATAATACCTTAGAAGAAGCAGCTGAACCTTGTACGATAGACTGAGTTAAAGCTTCTAAACTACGTAGGTCACCTAAGTATTCTTCTATAAAACCTCTACCATAATCCTCACCATCAATACGTATGAACCGTAATGGTATATAAGGGTTTTGGTCTTTCTTAAACATGCCTCGTGAGTTAGGTACTTCTATACCTGCTACCTCTTGGTATACTTCCCACCCTTTATCAACTAGACATACCTTAGTATACAAGTCATAGTTCTTTACAGGTGAGTCTGACTCAGGTAATAATACCTTTACTGACTCAGGTAAGTTTAAGACATTAAGACTTTCCTTAGTAATAACCTCAAGTAGGTTACCCATTGTATCACGTTTAGTAACATAACGGTCAGGTCTGTACACCTTCATACCACCTTCTTTAGGCATGTACACTAGTGAGTTACCTGTTACTATAAGGAGTTTAAGGGCTTCAAAAGCTGGTACTCTAATAGCTTTAGACTCTATTTCTGCCATAGCTGCACGTTCAATACGTGCTAGTCCTTCTTCAACTTGACCTCTGTTGTCACCAGCTATAGCTTGTAAATCAAAGTCATCAATAGTTAAACGAAAGAAAGGACTGTTAGGTGGTAATAAAGCAAGTAGTAATTTAGATGCTAAGTTATTTACACCTCTTGCTCCAATACCTTGATAAGGTGTAGGATATATAGATGAACTACTATGTCCTTCCTCTGGTAAAAGAGTAGGTATAGTTAGTTTAGCAGCTTCACGTCCTCTCTCAAGGAACGTATCTCGTTCACTTTCAAGTTGACCATAACGTTTAGCCACACTTCCTGTTTCCATTTCCATATCTTATTCCTTAGGTATACCCCCTTCTATAAAGGGCATTAGTTGAACTTTTTTCTTTTTATATTTACTGTCTGAGACAGCTTCAGTTTCTTCAGGCTCTTCGTCATTGAAAGGCATAGTGGTATTCTGGTCTATATCTTTAGAATCTCTACCCATAAGCTTCTTCATTTCACCTGTATTATAAGTTGCTATTAAACCACCCATATTATTATCCTTTTGGTATGTTTAGTCCAGAGCCTTTACCAGCTACTTCTGCTGTAGGTTGTATTTTAAGGTCTGTTCTTAATTGTTTCTTACCTTTACGTACTCGTCTTAGCTTCTTAGCTTCACCTGTTGTTACAGTTTCTACTTCTTCTCCTTGTTCTCTAGGAGCAGCTGTTTTAGCTTCAGGTTTTGGAGCAGGAGCAGGAGCAGGTTTGGGTTTAGGTTTGCTTACTATTTTCTTAATAGGTTTAGTAACTTTCTTAACCACTTTCTTAACTGGTTTTTCTAAAGGTTCTATTACTTTTTTCTCTATATCTTTAGGTAAGTCTTTTACTTCTTTAGTAACTTTCTTAACAACCTTCTTAACTTTTTTAGCTATTTTTTTAATTGGTTTTGCTGGTGCTCCCATAACATTACCCCTTTGGTATTTGTAAACCAGACCCCTGACTACCTACCTGTGTTGCAGTATCCATAGCTAAGTCTGTTCTCAAAGCTTTCTTACCTGTTTTCTTTTTCTTTAATTGTGTACTCTCTAAATCTGTCTCGTCTAACTCTATGTCTGGAGTTTTAGCTACAGCTGTAACTGGACGAGCAGGAGTAGGGAGTGGTCTGGGAGTTCTCCCACCAAATAATCCACCCATCTTCTATTCCTCTGTATTAAAATCGTTGTTTTGTAATTCAACAAGCTTCTGTATTATAGATTGTTGACCCCTGAGAAAGCTTAGTTCTTCAGGGGACACTTGTTCTAACGGAAGTTTGTTAGGGTATAACATTTTTAGA